GAAGAATGATGTTTGCTGTGTTTTTTTAGAGTTTCTTTTTGTCTTTTAGTTATTTTTTTTAACACTTCCATCTCCTTCTTGCCTGACGGATTCGTGAGTTTGGATCGTTACGTGTTTTTGCTGATGACCTTTTTAATTGTCCTAGTGATCTAGCGCAGTATGACTTCCTACGATTAGCAGCTTTTGATCCTGGCTTCACTTTTCCAGTCACGGCTGTTTTTAGTTTACTTCCAGGGTTTGCGGCCCTGTAAGCTCTTACACCTTTAGCTGTCATTCCAGCTCCAGATTTTGTTTTTCTATAATTAGCACCCTTACCTGTAGTAGTTTTTCTAATAGGGTTTTCTTTTTTTCTCATTAGATTTTTTGCATTTCAGGGTTGTTAGATAAAATATTTTTTTCTGCTCTAGGTCTAGCTAAAGAGTCTTTACTTCTTTTTCTAAGTTGAGCAATAGCAGATTCTTTTAATGCTTTTTCTTTTTTTAATCTTTGTAAATCTTTTTCTAAATTCATTATGCAAATGTTTTTACGTTAGTTGGTTTACCACCAGGATTACCTGCTGATCGTTTTCGTTTGACAGCACTCGCCTTTTGTCCACTTGTCATCCGTGTGGCTTTTGCAAGTGGGACGCATTTTGGATATTTCCTCTTTGAGCCTTTGCTTCTCCCGCATGGTTGATATTTGCCGTCTTTCTTCGGTGCTCCAATGTCCACCCATTTCTCTGCTACCCATTTTCTTAAACCACCCTGTGAAAAGTGTGTACGCATTACGAATTCTTTCCGTAAGCATTCCCTCTACCTTTAGTGGTCATCTTACAAACTGAACCAGCGTTTTTATATCCCATTCTATCGTTCATCATTCCACCACCCATAGCTTTTTTTCTTTTCTTCTTGCCACCTGGTGTAACTTTTCCTGAACATACGGCTGAACCGTACATGTTAGCATATGCTGAGGGATATACTTTGAATTTTCTTTTAGCGGCTGCTTTGCCTTTTGCACAGAGTTTAGCCATTATGCTTTTTTACTTCTTAGTTTTGCAAAATCAGGTCCATCAATTTTTTTCTTATTACCTGCAAGTGATGCAATTTTCATTTGTTTAGCAGAAAGTTTTTTTGAACCCATGTCAGCTCCACCACCAAATTTTCTACCTATTCTTCCACCTTCTTTTTTTCTAGTTTTGTAAATGTCAGATATACTATCTAAATTCTTTTTAGAACCTTTTCTAAATTTTTTTAAAAGCTTAGGGTCGTCTTTTGCAAAACCCACAGCATATTTATCTGTTATATCTGTAATTTTTTTCTTAGCGTCTTGAGTTTTTTTTAATTTACCTAGAGCCGGTGGTACAGATGAAATAGTTTTTGATTTTCCACCACCTGTAAAAAAGTCTTTAACTTTTTTTATAATTTTTTGACCTGTTTTTGATTTACCTGCTCTTAAAGCATAACCTACATATCCTGACATTATTTTTTTCCTCCGTTTTTAAAAATTTGTGTACCCTTTATACCATAGATGCTCGCCACGACAAGGATCCATAAATTTGTGAACCATTTCGGGAGCTCCGAGAACATCTCAAAGAACAATTTTACCTTGTCCATCGCTGTTGGATCTTCCGATACGACTGCCCAGGCCAGGATTGCGATTGGCAAACTTAAAATTATCAAAACTGCCTCGTCTTTCCAGTCCGATTGTCTGGCTTCTAATAGTTTTCCCTGGTAAGCTTCTTTTCCTTCGGCCATACGAGACGCATGCATTAATTGTGCGTCTGACATTGCCATTTTAGTCTTCTGCTTGTTAGCATAAATTTTACTACCAGCAGAGACGGCTAGTTTAATTGCCGAAAACCACATGATTTAGTACCAAGTAGCTGTTTTTTTTTTGTCAGCTAACATTTTTTTAGTTCCTCTAACTTTTTCTTTATCTCCTGTAGGAAGATAATTGAAAGCACCATCAGCTGTAGTCTTAGATCTTGGATCTATTTCTACATTCTGACTTGGAACTGCCATTTGTTTTGCTTTTTTATAGTTCATCATAATATTTACCTTTATTAGTTTATATTAGCATTATTTTTTTTTGCAAGACTTACACTTGCTCTTAATTCTGCTAATTCTTCGTTCTGATCCATCTTATCTTCAGCTAATTCTCTTGATTGCATCAATTTTGCTCTATCAAAATTAGCTTTTGTTTCATCTGCCTCTTTTTTTCGTTCATTTTCCATCGCTCTTAGGTCAACTTCACGTGCTTTTAGCTTCAATAGTGGATCTGAATCAAATTGTGAAGTAATTTTGTTCTCTTCTTTCATAAATTCTTCAGTCATTTCAGCAACTAGGACAGCTTTTCTTGCTTCAATTTGATTTGTGATCATTTGTACTTGTTGTTGAATTTGTGGATTTGTTGCTGCTTGTTGTTGCATCATTTGCAATTCCATTATTTGCTCTCTAAACTCTAATTGAACTTGTTCTTGAGCCATAATTGAAATGTGTTCTAATATATTTTTTTGTATTGCAGCCATAACAGCAGGATTATTTTTAACCATGTTAGTTGACATGAAATTTAAGTGAGCTGTAATATGTGCTTGATGGTCTTGGCCAGGAAAAGCTTGAAAAGGTTTTCCACCCATTGCATTTATGTGTTCTAAACTTGGATCTAATGGTGCATTAGGTGCTGGTGGTGGTAAAACTGCATCAACATCTTTAACGCCAATCGCATTATACATATTTCTGTAGATTTGATACATGTTATGAAGTTGTGGATTACTTGTTGCTATTTGTAATTGTGTTTGAGCCAAAGTAATTCTCTGTGACATTGAAAATATATTAGGATCAGCAACTGGTATTACATCTACTCTATCATCAAAATCAGTTTGCTTAATATTTCTTGCACCACCTACAACATCATAAGGATATTCTGGTGGTAAATATTGTGAAACTATTTTAGATAGTAATTTAAATTCAGCTTTCATTGCTGCATAACATCTTTTGTGTATTGCAGACATGACACGTGATCCACGTTCAAGAAGTGCAACTGTCGTTCCAACTGCAGCACCTTGGTTTCCATCACCTACTTGCATATCAGCAATAGCCGCGAATCTTTGACCAGCTTGTACAACTACACCTAATAAATTTAATAATGTTGGAGAAGGTTCTTTGTATGGTAGAGGGAAAAACGCATCTCTTAAATTACCGCCTGGTGCATCTACATCTTTAAATTCACCTGGTTGTATTGGTGATGCTTCGTCTCTTACTCTTACTCCTCTTTGTTTAAATCCAGCTGGTAGATTTGATAATGTACCCGCATCTAATAATTGACGGAGAGCAGCCGTTGCCGTTCTGCTCAATCCGCCAATCATGTGAATGAGTCCAAAGCCATAAAATCCAAGTCCTGGCAGAAATTTGAAGTGGACGAAATATTGGATTTTAGTTTTCTTTAGATCATCGGGCGCATAGTTTCGTCTAATAGACAAAACTTTTCTACTACCTTCATCGACTGTAACGAGGTAAGGTAATTTTATTCCAGTTGGTTCTCCGTCTTCACCAACATCTTCAAAACCTTCTAAGTCTAAATTAACATGACACTCTAACAAAGTGTAAACAGGTTCGTTCTTACCTGTCTTTTTAGTTCCTTCTAGCTCACGTTCTTTTTTAGATAGTTCTCCATTAGTATCTGTACCTGGAGGGCCTAACTCAACATCACTATAGAAACCACTGACTTGTTGTTTTCTTAATTCGTTTTCTGAAATTTTCACGGTATGAATAACTGCTTCCGCATCATCTAATGAGGTAGCTGTGTACGGAACAATTAATTCATCCGCTGGTACAAACTTCGATACCACTCTTCCAAGTGGCACGTCGTAGTAAACTTTTTTAAATGTAGAACCTGCAAGTGGTAAATGAAATAACATAGAATCAAATTCTGATTCATATTCTTTCATTGTGTCCATGATTAAATAATTCATGTAATCTTTAACACGTTGCGACTGTTGTTCAGTTTGTGGATTTTTAACTCCTATAATTTGTGTTCTAACTGGACCATCGCTTGGTAATAATTCTTTGTAAGCTTGTGCTTGAAATTGTGTTACTGCTTCTGCAAGAACTGGGTGAGTTGCACCGCTAGCTCCTTGAAACGGTTCTGTTCTATTTTCATATTTAAAACCTAGAAGATCTAGTCCAGTTGTGTAAGCACTTTCCCATTCTTTTCTAGAAGATTTATAATCCATGTAGTTTTGAACCATCTCGTTTCCGATTGGTTCAACAACATTTTCTGGTAAAATATCTGCTAAGTTATCAAAGTGTGATCCTGTGCCTGATACATTGATTGCACCTGGATCATAATCGATTGTCGCTCCACCATCTTCTTCAGGTATAACTTCAACCGGTCCTTTTAATTCTTCTATGTTTTCGTCCTGAACAGCAACTTCTTGCAATTCCTCTTCTGAAGGAATCTCAATTTTAGATCGTGTGTTCGGGAGTCCTTTATCTATATCTGCCATTTATTACTCCTATATCTTCTTAACATTATTATATACATAAGGCAACCCATGAGGTGTTGGCCCTGATTCTGGTGGAATGGT